GTATTAGGATTTGCTACATCCGGTCTACCCAGTGTGCTGAAGTTCTTTGAGCAAAAAGGTGACCAAAAACATGAACAGTCTATGGCTAGGTTAGAAATAGACAGAACTATAGAAATGGCCAAGGCAGGTTATGCATCCCAAGAAAGAATTGAAGAGTTTAGAACCGATCAAGTGGAAATGGAAACCTATGCGGAAGAACGCGTTGCGTTATATAAACATGATACGCAGTTGGCGGAAGGTGCGTCTCGTTGGGTTATTAATCTCCGTGCTAGTGTTCGCCCCATTATCACCTATATTTTTGTTTTTATTCTTTTGGTGGTCGACTTTGTAGGTTTATACTGGGCTATTCAGTCTGGTCATAATTATGCAGAAGCTATGCAGATTGTATTCAGTGATGAAGAAATGGCTATTGTTGCATCTATTATAGGATTTTGGTTTGGCGCCCGTACGTGGGATAATAAATAACAATGAGTTTTTTTGTATATAATATAACCTGTAAAATAAATAATAAAAAATATTATGGGTCTACTGGTAATCCTAAAGGGAGATTTAATAAACATAAATCAAAGTTACGAAACAATAAACACCATTCAAAACACTTGCAATATGCTTGGAATAAGTATGGAGAAAATAATTTTGAATTTGCAGTATTAAATACATTTCATAACGAACTAGACATGATAGAAGCTGAAAATAATTTGATTCATTGTAATTACATTCATTCATATAATATGAGTAAGACAGCTAACCCTTCTTTTGTAAGAGGTCACAAAGTATCTGAAACTACTAAAGATAGAATAAAAATAGCAAGAGCAAAGCAAATAATGACTTCTCATAGAGCTGAAACTATAGAAAAAATAAAAACAGCAAGGGCAAAACAAGCAATGAAAAGGGTTATATTTATTACAGAATTAGGTATTTTTGTTGGATATGATAATTTATGTGCCGCTCATAATATATGTCAAGAGACAGCTAGGAAATGGATAAGGGATAAAAAAGTTAATTGGAATAGAATTTGGTAATGAGAACCTCTGATGAAGGCATCAAACTTATTAAACACTTTGAAGGGGTACGTAAAAAACCTTATATCTGCCCTGCCGGCTATTGGACTGTTGGCGTTGGTCATCTTATCAGTCGCGATGCTAAGCTACCTTTTGAATGGTTTAGGGCTTTATCAATTGGGGAGATAGATGATTTACTTAGAAAAGACCTACGACGCTTCGAGTTGGGAGTACTTCGTCTGTTGGGTATTGTGCAACCAAGTCAGTCTGAGTTTGATGCTCTTGTCAGCTTTAGCTTTAATCTTGGTTTGGGATGCTTTCAACGAAGTACAGTTCGCTCAGCGTTTATACGTGGTGATAAAAAAAGGTCTGGGGAAGTTCTTTTAAAATACCGCAGAGCCGGTGGTAGAATACTACAAGGCTTAGTAAGACGACGACAGGCGGAGCTTGCCTTATTAATGAGATAACACTATGGCACTAAGAAAATTAGTATTTCAGCCGGGTATTAACCGGGACAGAACCGATTATGCCTCTGAAGGTGGGTGGTATTCTGGTGATAAAATACGTTTTAGGCAAGGCTATCCTGAAAAAATAGGTGGCTGGACTGCGGTTAATTTTGATCCCTACGTAGGTACTGCGTCGAGTTTAATATCTTACGGAACCTCTGATAGCGAGCAAATAATTGGTATAGGTACTAACGAAAAAATGTATGTACTGACTGGTACTGCTTTAGTTGACACCACTCCTATCCGCGCAACATTCACTACTTCTACTTCCCCCTCTACTGATAATATGTTTACCACTATTGCAGGGTCAAATGTTATACGGTGTACCCTTATCAGTGGAGCTAACGAAGGAGATTGGGTTACTTTTAGTGGTGCCGTGGCTATTGGTGGGGTGCCTGCTGGTGATATAAATAAAGAATTTACAATATTTGATGTAACTGCCACAACGTTTGACTTTACTGTAGATACTGCCGCAACCTCAAGTGTAGCTGCAGGTGGTGGAACTTCTATTACCGCCGCATTTCAACTTAGTATAGGTTACCCAACTGTTACTTATGGCTATGGCTGGGGATCAGGTACATGGAGTAGAAGCACTTGGGGATCAGGAGGCGCTACTCCTGTCGCTATTCCTGCCCGTGTTATTTATCAGGACAAATTTAATAATAATATTATATGGAATATTTATGATGGCGCTATTTACTATTGGGAATACAACAGCGGATTAACTAATCGGGGTGTTCTTTTAAGTAGTTTGCCTAATGCGAGAGCAGTACCTAATCAAGTGGGCAAAGTTATGTTTGCCCCAAGTGGACATTTACTAGCGCTAGGTGCTCAAGAATATAGTAGAGTTTTAGGTGCTAGTTTAGTAGTATCTGGAATAGTGAGGTCAGCTCTTACAGCGACTGCTACCATATCTACCTCTCACGGTTTAGCAGAAGGGGATTGGGTTTTACTATCTAATCAAGCACCCCAAGCATATCAAGGGGAGTATCAAGTAACCTCTGTCCCTAGTGGAACGACGTTTACTTATACTCTGCCTTATGATCCAGCTAGTGATGCTACGACGCCGGGCACTATGAACAAAGTAGATTATAGTGGGGGATCATATGACTTAAACCTTATTCGGTGGGCTAATGTCAGTGCTGATGTAGGTCCTAATCCTGAAGAATGGAAACCAGAAATTACTAACTCAGCCGGGTTCTTACGCGTTAAGCAAGGGTCGGGCATTGTTACTGGGTTTATTGCTCGCCAAGAAGTATTAATATTTACTGATATAGCCCTTACTACTCTACAGTTTACACAAACAGCTGAGGTATTTTCCCAGCAAGAAATATCTACCTCTATTAATATTATGGGTGGCAAAGTAGTAGCCGAAGCAAATAACGTAGTATATTGGATGGGAACGGATAAATTCTTTGCTTACGATGGTAGAGTAAACACCCTTCCTTGTACACTAAAACAGTATGTATTTGAAGATATGAACAAGGTACAAGGCAATGATTTCTTTGCTGGGATTAATAGTGAGTTTAATGAGGTAATATGGTTCTACGCTTCGGGGGGCTCAGCTTCAATAGATAGGTATGTTATATACAACTATGAGGATAAAGTTTGGTATTATGGTACATTAACAAGAACTACATGGGCAGATACAGGGACTATTCCTTACCCTCTCGCTACTAACAATGGATATGTGTATCAACACGAAGATGGCAACGATGATGGTCAACCTTCAGGAGCTGCACCGGTAGCTATTGATGCCTTTATACAGTCAGCCGATATGGGTATAGAAGATGGTGATTTGTTTGTATTAACTAAAAGAGTTATACCTGATGTAAACTTCACTAAATCATTAACTTCTAATCCTGTAACAGGAGCCCCGTTAATACCACAAGTGCAAGTAACAGTAGGCGTAAGAAACTTCCCCGGTTCAAGCTTAGCTACTTCTGATGTCGAGGGTAATACACTGACTAGAGAAGTTATCACTACAGCAACTATTGACCAGTATACTAACCAAGTATTTGTAAGAGCACGAGGAAGACAGATGGCGTTTAAGATTGCATCTGAAGACGTAGGAGTGCAATGGCAACTCGGTGTCACTCGCGTAGACTTTAAACCCGATGGCAGGAGAGGCTAATATGAAAAAGAAAATTAAAAAATTTGTAGAAGGTGGAGGGGCATTAAATTTAAGTGACGAAGTTCGTGGTAATTTAAACCTTAATACTGGTACACGGATGTCAGCTGCCAATCAAAAGTTTTTTAAAGACAGTCCTAGACTATATGATTTAGCTTCAAAAGCTTCACAGATAAAAGCAACTCCTGGTGATCCAGGTTCTTATCTAGCTAAATTATTTGGTTATGGAATAATGAAAAATCCGGGTTCATTTAGAGGTACTCTTACAGATAATGCTACTGGAAAAGTTATACGCAAATATAAAAAAGGCGGTAAGGTTAAAGCTAAAAGAAAACCCATAGATGGTATAGCTAAAAGTGGTAAAACCAGAGCAAAGCATAGGAAAGATAAATAATGTCACACATACCTTCAACTAGAGCTCCTAACTTAGCACCCCCTCAGACTGAGTAT